TTAGTGTCTGTCCAGGCTTGTATTTCCTTGCGTCCAGACATGGGTTTCCCGTGGGGCTTTTCCACCCTAAAATNGTACAAAAANTTTCGTATCATAGAAACACACTTTTCTTCCTAATTGTATTATGAAGAAAACCATGCACTTTTTGGGGTGGACGAATTTTGGTTCTAAATTAGTGAGACGCGGGTATAAATCAATTTTGATTTTAAATTAAACTTCACTCGTCTGGTCACCGGGCCTGTCCCGGACATCACATTTTTTTAATCATCCTCCCCCACGATCGTCGGGAGCTCATCGCGACCCATGACAAAGTTCACGATGTTGCTGATCATCTCCTGCTTCGCCCCCCACCCAGGGTTGTTATCGATCGGGATAAGCTCCATAATCCCACACCCCTTGGACACCAGGTACCGAGTCACCTCACCCTTATACTCGAGGACCGCTACGTACTGGTCCAGGTCTGTCATGCAGTGCAGGGTCTTCACAGCATCCTCCATGTCCTTGAAGGTCATCGGGCTCTCTGTGAGCTTATTAGCCCGCGGAGCATGGAAGTAGAACTTGACCCGAGGTTTTTCCACCTTGAAGAACTCGGACAAATACTCGGAGTTTTCGATAATCTCCTCACACTTGCTCAGGATCCACGAGTGGCTCAGGTCTTCGCGAGTGACGCCGTGCTTGGATAGCATCTTCACACCATCCTCGATCTCCTTCACGCGATCTTTGCAAATCCAGTAACCGTCGTGACCCTGGACAAACATCTCAAGGACGGTGAACCCCTCGTGCTTCTCGTGAGGGTCGGCGCCCATCTGGATGAGCATCTCCATATCTCGGATGTTGCGCCACTCGGCGGTTTGATGAAGGAATGCCGATAGCACATCCTTGGGAAGCTCCACAAATCCACTCGCGTGCAGCTCGAGGTAGTTGCGGATATGCAGAAGCTGGCGGGCGACATCATAAGCGGAGTAAGCCATCTCGTGTGTGTGTGCCTTCTTCAACCACTTCCACAACCTCAACCTCGACATCACACGAATTTTACATAATCTTGACGAATCTGCCATTCACATGTTTTTTATATCTATTGGATATTGGGGTGTTGGGAAGCCAGATAAGTCCCGAATGCTTTTTCACCTTGATATACCGGTTACCATTGGTCTTTTTGTACCCAATATTATTGCTAACAACGTTATTTGGTTTATACTTGTTTATATTTGCTTTATTCATCTCGATATAATATACACGCCCCCTAAGTTCCGGTGGATAAGCCTGTTTCCTGACTATACGCAAATATAACTTCCCATTTTTATGGTAATATTGTGTGTTGTTTGAGACCTTGACATAATTAGAGTTCATTTGATATTATATAATTTTATTTTTTACACTTCATTCTTCCTCCCATTCATCTTCGTCCTCAGACTCCTCCCCGGGTAATATCGGGTATTCCATCGAGCCCATCACGAAGTTGACCAAGTTGCTCAGCCTCTTGTTAAACCGCCCCGACCCGTCCTCCATATTCAAACTGATCACCTCGAGTGGACCCGCCTCGCGGGTCACAAAGTACCGCACAACCTGGGCACCTGACTTGAAAACTGCCATATACTGTTCCTCCTTGATATCTCCGTTAAGAGGGTCGCAATTGTCGACCTTTCCCACAAAGTTCATCTTCTGCGAGTTAGGCTTGTGGTAGTAAAGCTCGTATGCCATGGCTGAGTTGTGTGTGCTTCTCTAGTGAATGGAGATCCTTAGTCCCGGACAACACACGAATTTTTTCACTTCCGCCGGTACGTCTTGATGTTACCGTTATAATTCATTAGGTTTGCCAGTGCATTCTCAACTTTTGTATTAGGGGTTTCGTTGAGGACCCAATTGGCTGGGTTTATTTTATTAGTAATATTACCCATATTATTGTTGTACCAGTTGTTGCCGACCTTGTACACACGCTCCCCAGCCCTCTTCGTACCGGCACGAGTCGTGGCGCGTCTGGCGAGGATACCTTTGAGCTGATTTTCGTTCACTGTGTAACCCGCCTTATTAGCATAGTTTCTTAATCTACGAGCGAATTCACTATTGGATTTAGAATTTCTCAAGAAGTACAAGAACATGCTCTTCGGAACGGGGTAAGGAAATTTAGCTATCAATTTCTTTCTATAATTCTTGTAATTCTGACCGTTCTCATTAATCTTGTAATTTTGACCCTGAGCGTTTTTCGCGCCTTGTAAGAGTCTCATACCGTGATTAAAAGAACCAGCCTCATTTACAAACTTATTATAAACATTGGCAGTTATAGTAGGGCGTTTCGCATTACGACGTATAGCCTCTGTCAGAACTCTGGGGGTGTAATTTTTATGCATATTGCCTACATTCCCCCTCGACAAGAATTTCACCCCAGCAGACCCCCAATTATGTTGGAATTGACTTAACTTTTGTTCATTGTTCGCCGTCAATGGGCGGTACTGCTTAGGCAGCTGACAAGTTGGTGCAATTTTGTTTGTAAATTCCTTACGTGTGTACATGATGACGTCAAAACCTACGACCAGTGACGCGTCCATTCTGTACGGGCGATCGACCGTCATGAAGTGGCGCTCTAGTCTATCCTTCAGCCACCACTTGCACTCTATCTGAGCAGTGGGGTAATTTGAATCACATATGTAACCCTTTCCGTTACGGATAGAACAGGACCATACGTGTGCCATCAACTCGGACTCGGGGCGGGGACTGACGTATACGATCGCACCTGTAAGATCGTACCCTCTTTTTTCAAGCAGCAAGTCCATTATCTTGATAATTGAACCATGACCACCACCGCTATACATGAGGATAGGCGCTGTCCAGCTGTTATTTTTGAACTTGTACCGCCATCTCTCGAAATTCACCATTCTGAAATCATGCCCCACACGGAACCCCAGATGTCCAAGGATCGCTGGAAGTTCCAACGATGGAAACCCTCCACTTGTACCCTTGGATTCGCGTGTAGAGTTGCGCCGCCACTTGACATTCTTCGTCAGGTACGCGTTCAGACCAGATTGGGGAAGAAGCCGCCCTGGACCTCCTACGGCGCATATGTACTGGTTCAAAAATTTCCAAAAATAAATGGCACTCGTCTTCTTGACGGCACCCTTGTATGGGCATGGTGCATTGATATTTGAATTGAAATAGTCCCGTTGTCTCGCCGATAACTTGGGCAAGGTCTCTTGAAGCTTCTGCCACAAGATCTTTAGCCCATTGTCTGACGTCAGGAACATATTCAGTGACGAAAAGAACCAACACGTTGACCCCGTCTGTCCCGCACCTATGTTCATTATATTATACGTACATATTTTGCTGGACTACCGCTTCTTTCCGCGCAAGGCGCTCGTTTCTATTATTGAAGTATTTCTTGAGATGTGCAAGCATATTGTTATTCGAGCGGATAAGTTGCTCACGTCCTGGACGTTCATATATAGGCGTACCGTTACTAGTTTTTCCGTATACCACGCTTCCCCCGCGCCAACCTCTTTTATCAATAGCATATTTCACGGCACTGCCTATGTTCTTTATTTTTCTGTGATATTTAGAAGCCCCGAAATCTATAGGAACTAACTTCAGTGTTCCATTCTTGTTTGTATATACCAGAATGTTTCCACCGTGTAAATTGCCATGGTGAATACCAGCCCTGTGCATCTTAGAAACGGCATTGAAAACCTGGCGAAAGTTGGTAATAGTTCCGTTATTTATGGCGTTGTAAAGAGACTTTGAATTAGGAATCTTGTCCATGTGCATGACAGCGTACGTTTTTCCCATGTGTTTAACTTTACGCGTATTGTAAACCTTTGGTCCGACGTTAGCCTGTCCCGCTCTTCTCGCTATATTCATCTCACGGGCAGAGTTTTTGCTCCAGTTACTAATTTTTAAAAGTCTGTTTCCCGAAGTTAAATATATTTGCCCGTAGGCTGACGGCTCACCGAAACGTTTCATAGGATAAGATAGTTGATCCAATTTTAACATTTGCCATATCCGCCGAGCGCGGTTAAGATTTTGTGCATTAGCCTCCGTCATTTATATTTATAATGAATTTAATTTTGGACATGAGAAACACCGACGCATGAAAGGAAATAAGGTACATGGAAACGCGCCTCTAAAGTACCAATACCTCTTCATTTTGACTAACTTATCATCCATATATTTAAGTGTCAAAAATCTTGTACGCACACTCGAGTTGGGGGTCTGCGTCTATGGCACGCCGCTCGTTCCCGTACACCTTGATGAGATCTGGCAATTCAGTTCCGGGTGTATCACATAAACTTTGAACAGACTTTGCCGGATCCCATCCATTATCATGAGAATGCTTATAAGGTCCCTCTTCCGAGTTCAGAAAGTACATAGTCCGCTTTATTTCTTCAGGTGTCATTTCCTTTTGAAGAACCACCTGTGCAGAACAGTCCTGAGTCAAGTAATTTGGATCTGGAATTCGTTGAGTNTCCACNCCCTTACTNCTGATGTCAGCTATATAGTCCTCNACCTTTTCAAAATTATTTAGTCTATCAAANTCGTCTCTCCATTTTGAAACAAAAATACCTCCTGGGATGGAGGCAAAGAACCAGTTGGCTACCACAGGATAGTCTGGGAGTGTCTGATCTCTGGGATTCTCGTATGAAAAGAACTCGAAACCCCGAGACTGCTGCTCGTGGATGACCCAGTTGTGTGACCGAGTCGCCACCACAGACGCGTCCGACCAGATGCCCCCGTACTTTGCCACCAGGTGAACCCTCACAAAGTCAGCAGTTCTCTGAATAAAGTCATTTTTCTTCGATGAAAAATCAACATCTGGAAGAAATTCTTTCAGAGTCTCTGGGGTGACCACGTGAATAGTAAAGTCGGGGCTAAACTTGCGCCAACTCGCTATAGACTTTTCAACAAAGGGTGGGAGTTTATCAGAGTCCCAAAACGTCCAAATAGTTCTGGGAATTTCTTTATTAGTGAAATTGCTTTTATTGTTCAGAAACAATAAAACCAACACCACGAGGACTAGCAGCAACACTCCCAAGCGCCACATCTGTAATTAGTTGCGAAAATTAAACGTATCGAGCAACTCCGGAATGGCACACTTATAAACAACCTGGATCTTTTTTAGGGTTGTGTTATAGTGATTCCGCAGTCCATCCAGGGATATGAAGAGTTCATTTGTATCGTGATTAGTCACGAATGTCTGGAATAAATCTATCAGGACCGTGAGGTACATTTGAACCACCTGTCGGATGTCCTGCTTACGCAGTTTCGCTTTTTCGCGCTGCTGAATTTTCTTCTTAAATTCATCCTCATCTATGTCACCTATCATGAGCTTGATACGAAGGTCCCGGTTTTCGTTACGACGATCCTCCTCGACGTACCGCGGTAAAACTATGTACTGCCCGTGACCGTGGGAACGGTACGCATTTGTGACAATTACTTGGAGCGCTGATCCTTGAGGTGCATTAAAACGTCTAGCAATTGAACCCCAGTCGGGTAACCCGCCACATGGCACATCACCCGCCTGACGCGGCATCCCGCCGTGTGTGCGCCGGTACTCGTAATAATGAGGGTTGTGAATAGTATGCGTCTCGATACGACCAGTCCGCCAACTGAAAGCCGTGTGACACTGAGTGCACCACATCTGGTCGCACCCGTTAATTTTAAAAATCATAGATGCACAATTGGGGCAGTGACGCGAGTCCCTCGCTAGCATCTGAGCCGTCGCCACGTTATCAGGGTTGCACGTGTGTGGGGTGTCCTTTTCAGGACCTTTGACCTCGTGACAGTCCGGGCACGCCCAATTCTCACACAGACCGCACTTCCACGCCGTACTCAGGAACCCCCTACAGTCGGCATACGGACACGCGCGAACGAATGCACGCTTTTCAATTTCGGCTGCCCGCCCACCGTGAATACGTGCAATTAGCTCATTCTGGTGCCATTCGTGAGTTTCTATATCAATCATTATCAGATTTAATGTCTTTCGACACTCCTGTCCAAGCTTGTGCCTGAGTATGAGTGCTTCAAATTCAGTCGTGAGATTATTAGCAACGGCAAGAGGTCCGAGTGGCTGATCTCTAATTTTATAAGATTTTTGAACTTCTTCGGCGTGCTTTAGGCGCATGACTGCAATCTCTTTTCCGAGCTTGCGAACCTTCTTTTCAAGCTCCACATAAACCTGGGTATCGGGCATCATACTCTTTTCACGCTCGAGCAAGAGATTCTCACGACGCTCCTTGTATTTTTTTGTAACGAATTTTTGAGTAAAATTGTTTGAAAGAGTCTCACGGGTCCACCCCTTGCGACATGCCATGCAGTGTGCATCCTGGCTTGTCTCGAGGAGATAGCGCTCATTACAATCAGTACACGACTCGTATTCACAAAAGGGACAATTCACTTGGGAGTGATTAGACTTGTTGAATACCTCATCACACACCTCACACCTATGAGGCATTCTTCTTCTCTTCTATACACTTGGAGCTTTTATCTGGACGCAGATGCGGGGGGACGTAGGACTTTTTAACTTTGATACCGTGTTTCGAAATTACTACTGGGATTGCAAGTTCAAGCTCTTCATCATCAATGTCCGCCCACCTAACCTTTTTCTCGCTTGCCATTCTCTATTCAAGGCATCTTCTTTTTAACCGGCTTGATCGTCTTGGTCGTCTTGGTCGTCTTGGTCTTTTTAGGAGCGTCAATCCCAAAGATGTCGTCGATCACCTTTTGCCGCTCGTCTGTTGTGGCGTCCATCACCTCCTGCCACGCAACGTGCTTTGCGATGCGCTCCTCAGGCATGCCAGCCTTGCGGAATGCTGCGACCCGCTCCTCGAGCGAAGGCATGGTACCATGCTTGCTATAAAATTCAGCAATTATTTCCCGGTTGTATTCGATGGGCGCCTTTGGTGCCTTAAGGGTCTTGGGCGGGTGCTCCTCGAACCACTTTTTGCACCGCTCGATATAAGCCGCCCGCTCGTTTTCCGGGAGCGTCTTCTCAGCATAATACTCGTATTCATATTGGGGGGTCCACTGGTACTGCGGACGCTTCACACAGTCGCCGCGGTGCATCTCAGTGCAAATTTCCCCAACGCGCCCGGGAGTGCCAGTAGCCACCTTGCGAATTCCCATAGTGGGTAGCCATGCCGAAACTGAGGCACCCCCTTGCTGAATAGTCGTGAAAACCTTAGAGACGCTCCCGAGCTTGCGCAACGTAGGACGCTGGAAGGTAGCCATTTGCTGTTTGCTATCATCCACCAAATTCATTATAGAGCGTTGACAACACACGAATTTTTTATGCGCACCTTATAGATGTTGAAAATTATAATTCAAATTATTCATATACTTGTTAGGATATTTCTAGTTGCAACCCCCTTTATCGGGGGTGACTATTTCCTGTCTATGCATGCGTTAACTATTCCATTCGTGATGTTGCACTGGGCGACCAATCAGACCGTCTGTGCCTTGACAGAAATGGAAAAGCTAGTGTCGGGTAAAAAAGGGGATGATACGTTTTTTGGGCAGATATTTATACCAATTTATAAAAACGAATCATTTGTGGGAACTATTCTCAAACCTATTTACACGGTAAAAGACAAGGACGAAGAAAAGAGACTCGTATGGATTGGTTTAACTTTGCTATGGTTCATTACACTGTATAGATTATCACGCTCCGACTTTGGTTATCTCCGCGCCGAGTTTGCCAGTATGATCGAGAAGTTTACTCCTCGTCCTCATACTCAGAGCCAAAGCCCATAGCCTCAGCCTCGGCATCCTCGAGGTCCATCGCCACCTCCTCCTCCTCAACCTCCTCGGACGACTCCTCGTCAGACTCCTCGAGCATAGCCGCCAGCCGCTGGGCAGCAGTTAGGGCTGCCGGTGACGGTGCCTGGGTCTCCTCCTCGTCCTCCTCCGACTCTGCCGGCATAACCAGCTCGAAATCGTCACCGTCGCTCGTCAGGGGGTTACCGTGCGACTCGCACAGGTTGCACTCCTTGCCCGGGGTATCCAGGGCGTGAGTATGCAGAGGCTGCTCCTGCTTCTGCACCACCTCCTTCTTGGTCCGCTTAGGGGCAGGCTCGCCGCTCTGCTCCTCGTCATGCTGACGCTGGTGACGCTTGCAGAAGCAGCCACCCTTCAGAGCGCTAAACTTGCACGCCTCCTTCTTAGAGGTTTGCGCCTCGCAAGTCTTCTTCTCCTTTGACGCCTCCTTGTCCTCCTTGACCGCCACCTGAATTTTCTCACCCTCGGCATTGGTGATTTCGACCATCTTAGGCTCGCGCTTCTTGTACGGGCGCTTCACCTTGACAGCCTCCTCCGCAACGGTCGTGTATTTCGCCTGCAGCTCCTCAAAAGGCAGCTTGTAATCCTCCGCAATCTTCTGGAGGAAAGCGATATCACGCTCGCGGACCATCTTGTCAACAGCCAGAGCAAAGTTGGTAGCCATGTCGCCTTGAGTAGTAGACGGGTCTGGTGTTTAAGTAACGACGGGTGAGCGTCGAGAGTTGGTTGTTCTTACTCTCCCAAACCCAAACCCTAACTTCGACATGACACGAAAATTTTGCCACGTCATCACGTGAACTCACTCTCCCGTACCCACGCGTTGCACACATATTTTGTACCGGATGAAATTGGCAGACCTGCGTGGAGCGCCTTGGGGTGACATTTATCTTCAGAACCAAGAGGTTTAAAGAATATAGCAGACCCTGGCGGCGCTTTCATTTTCAAATCCCCGAAATCTGGAAAGTGAGTTTCTCCGTCTGTAAATTCGTCATTTAAATAAACAAGCAGCGTCCCGACCCTTTGTCCTCCCTTATTTTCAAATAGCGAACACGCCTCAGAGTCCTCACAGCAGGCGTCATGGTGCGCGCGATAATACGTTCCAGGCTTGTACCGGACGACTTGTAAATCTTCTGTATTCTCATAAGATTTACCGGTTAATTCACACGCCCTTTCTAAAATTTTGCGCGCAACAGGATCATCCTTTGAGATCCACGCCGTCTCACTCGTGCGTGACTCGTCTGGTCCGTCAATTCCCACCACCGTACTTCGCGCGAATGAGCTCTCCGCCTTGCTAATTATATAATCACACTCGTGAGGCTCTAAAATACCGTGAACCATTTGTGGTCCGTCCCATGTAGATTCGTGTGCCTCATAGCCCCGTGATCGATCACTGATTAACCATACAACAAAGAGTCCAATAAAAAAGGATACCAGGATCATAGCAATGGTAAACCTCTTCATCTAAGACTAGTCAATAATTTTTTAGCCTTGGAAATTCTCCTGATAATTCCACGAGCTTTGCTCGCCGCCAGAGTCTTTTGCTTGGCTCGGATCGCCTTTACAAACTCAGTTGTTCTGACGGTTTTGGGTGAAGAAACCTTCACCTTTTGTAGTGCAGCGACGCGTGCCGTATTGCGCAGACCCTTCTCTGGCTTATTTTTACCGAGTGGATTTCTGGGCATAATCTTTTTGTACACGAATGAACCTGCAAGAACAACCAGAACGTCCTTGTACATGTACTTGAGCTTCTTGAGTGGCAAACCGAATTTTCTGGAAAGTTCAGAATTTATGTGAGTCCGGCTAGTCCCTGGGATGTAAGCGAGTGTGCAATCCACGAAATCCTCCCCCTTTTCATCCTTGAATTGAATAACGTGGTACGTGCGCTTTCCAGTTGCCGGTATGTGACTCTTGCGCGCGTAGCTCTTGATTCTCAGCTTGTCTGGACGTATGAACCCTTTCATAAAGTTGTACATGATATTGTACATCTGTAACGAGTATTTCTCAACCTCCTCTTCGGTCAAGGGGTGGTTGACTGCAAATGTAAAGTCAAAATCAGTCGTGCTCGCCACCTTTTGGGGAATGGGACTAACCCCGCGCGCCATTAGGTACAGCTTAACAGCCATACCACCGCCCAGTGATATAACAAACCCACGAGTAGGTATAGTCAATGCCTTGTGCGTTTTACAATATCTCAGAAATTTAAGACTGTTCATTACTTTATCCAAATAAAATTATTGACTAGAAATAAATGGGCAAATACAAGAGCATTTTCCTCTCGAGCTTTGCAGGAACCGCGGGTGCTCTGGGAGCTCTTGCCGGCAGCATGGCGATCGGTCTAGCCTTTGGAATTCCAGGACTTATCCTCGTCACCATGGAAAATAAAAAACCAAAGGATTCCCGTAACACTGTCCTGCTTGTTTTAGGGTTTATCCTCATGGCGCTGGGTGTCATGTTTGGACTCGGGTTCAACGCGGGAGGTCTGGTCAACAGCATCAAGAATGAATTTTAATCTAAAATTAAAGTATGGCGGCTAACCGTTTCGTCGGTATGCTCATGAACTCCCGTGAACAGGCACACGCCTTTCACCTGACCACCAACTCATATGCTCAGCATAAGGCTCTCCAGAATTATTATGAAGGGATAGTTCCCCTGCTTGACTCATGGGCTGAAGCCTATATGGGCAAGTACGGTCGCCTCAAGCGCATCACGATGAACAAGAGATACATGTCAGACCCCAAAAAAGCGCGCGCTTATTTCAAAAGTCTGATTGCCCGTATCCGTCTCGTGAAACTCCCCAAGGATTCATACCTGAAGAATATTCAGGATGAAATTATAGCTCTTATTCGCTCCACAATGTACATGCTAACTCTGAAATAAAGTCAATGCGTTTAATTTATGAAATGGTTCGAGTCGTTGTCACGACCACAACCATTCCAACCCGTGAAAATTCCGTCCAAAAAATGATTCAATCCCTCAAGTCCGGTACAGTCCAGCCTGATGCCATATATGTCAACCTACCAGACTGGTATCCAAGGTTCAAGTGCGGACCCGATCCTAATTTAGAATCAAAATTAGTTTCCATGGGGGTCACAGTAAATAGATGCAAGGACTACGGGGTCCTGACCAAACTCCTCCCTACCCTGGAACTCGAGAAAGACCCGGAGACTTTACTGGTGATCCTGGACGATGATATGATTTATCAACCCCGATTCCTCGAGGGACTGGTCAAAGGGTACTATGAGTTAAGGTGTCCTGTGGGTTATTCAGGTCTTGCCTACCCAGAGACCACCATGCGTATGTGGGGGCGGCTCGGGTACTGCCTGTTCCAAGGACACGGTCAGGAGACTGAGATGCTCGAGTGTGCGTTTGGCATGCTCATTCCACGCAAAGATATGGAGGGGTTTCCTGCCATCGAACCTCTCACTGAAACTTCTGAAAAATACATCTACCTTTCAGATGATTATTTGTATACAAAATATCTCGAACACAAAGGTCTCAAAAAGAAGGTGGTGTGTTATCCGTGGGCAGGGCGTAGGGGAGACGACTGGTCAACCATCTGGGTCCAGGATCCAGACTCCCAAACTCATGCACTTTCACGAGATGATAACAATTTGCACAACTTTATGATGGCTGGTTTGAAATTACAATTCTAATTTTTCTTTTATAAAATTAGATATATGAATGCCGTTTTTAATATGAACATTTCCGTCACTCATATCCTTTCTTAAAAATCCATTTTCATCGGTGTACTTATCATACACGTCAAAAAATATATACCCTTTGTCATTACATCTTTCTTTTAGCTTTTTGTTAAAGTATAAAACATAATTTTTTCTTTCCTCATCAGTTCCTAAATATGGATATGCAGGATTTTCATATGTATTATATTTCTGAATAGGCGGAACAACATTATATACACACACGTTCTTGAATTTAATTCCTGAAATGGATACATTTAATTCAATTGCTTCAATGTAATTATTAACAATCGCGTCTATAACAGATTGGTATGTTACTGTGTCAGATACATATTTATGAACGTGACATCTACAATCTATTTCACCTAAACAAAAAACTATACTATCACCATCTTTTATATCAAATTTGCGAATATCACATCTAGCTAATTTTTCCTTGCCGAAACTATGACATAAAAGTGGTCCTAAAAGATGATAAACTATTCCAGACCATCCATTATCTGAATGACTATCTCCAATGGTATGAAGTGTCATGTATATGTTATAATTTATTTTTTTATATGCAGCATGTGAATCAACTGTTAAAGGGTTAACTCTTGGTTTAATAAATGTTTCGCCCATGGAATGTCAATGTGCCCAAGATTCGCGTCGGTGAGAATCGTGACGGTGGTTACGTCATGCTCAACTCCCTGTTTGGAGCCACCTGTATGCTTGGGTACGGTGTTGATGTGAACGTCGCTTTTGACAACGATTTTATTAGCAAGTTTGATGTGCCCGCTTACATCTTTGACCATACTGTTCAGCCACCAACTAATTTGAATCCAAAAATCATTTTCACACCCGAGGGCATTTCCACAAAGGATGAGGCGCCTCTTTTCACCCTGGAGACTCACGTGAAGCGCCACGTGCCTGACGGTGAGCAGTTTGTCCTCAAGATGGATGTCGAGGGAGCCGAGTGGGATGTTTTCCGGACTGCTGACCTGTCTCGCGTGACGCAGCTGGTTGCTGAGATTCACGACATGAACAAGGCACCCCTCGATGTTATTAAGCTCCTGAATGAGAAGTTTTACCTGGTGCATATTCACGGAAACAACTATCCAAAGCAGCCCTATGTCCAGCTTGACCGCGTGCGTAAGATGCCCACGGTCCTCGAGTGCACGTGGGTCCGCAAGGATCTCGTCACGGACGCAACCCCAAGCGACGAGTCGTACCCGACCGAGCTTGATTTTAAGAATGATTCCGAGTCCCCAGAACTCGAGCTTAACTTTTGGGAGCCTGTGCTGCGCCCCATCACTTTTGTAGCTCCGGACCAGTCCCAGCGGGACGCGATTGAAAAATTCAAGACTCCGGACGATCAGGTGGTGGCTGACATTCAGGAGGCGAAGCATTCGCGTATTTTTACTCTAAAATCAGGGGACCATGTTCCCTATGAAATTATCATGGGTCTGGATAATGTTGTCCAGGAGGGGTCTTTTGTGTTTCCAGTAGTTTCAAACGGTATCGTCACACAGGAAGTGCGTTTTGTGTCTGGCGCCACAGAGCCAGTGATGGGTGTTCAGATGCCCATCTTCAACATCACGTATTTTGACGGCATTTGATGTAATCGGCGTTAACTATTTCTAATCTTTTTCCAAAATTTCTTGCAAATTCATCCTCAACCCTGTGAATCCTGTCGTCCTCAGACATCAGATCAGTCCAGGTAAGTTTCGGAAGAGTGACCCAACCCCCTATAAAATCCCTGAGTGACATTTCCTTTTTAGAATCTGACTGACCAGTCGTCCCCGAACCCTCGAGGATAGATGTCTGGTGAGCCAGTGGAACGGTCACGAGTGGATGTCTCGTGTGATGCAAATATGCCCAGTAGACAATATCCACACAGTGTCCAAAATTGAGGTTATTCAGAAGCTCGCGTGCAAAGTCGAGCGTTACATACTGAGCCTCGGAGCATCCATAATTTAGAGTTTGTACTGGGTTTAAACCAGGGTTCAGGTGCCAATTAACCCCGATACCCAGCTTGATAAACTTCAGACCTGGTATAGGCACAAACTGTGAATAATCCTTGTGCAGTACCACGTCATCCTCGAAAATAACAGCCTCAGGAATATTTTGCCTGACCATCTCGCTTAGTATGATATAATGCTTAACGGTACACGATAGGTAGCCAAGAGCCATAGGGGTCTGGGTCCGCTGGTGGAGCCACTTTACTAATTTTGAATCAGAATTGAATCCTGTGACCCACTCGACATCTGTCACCCCACGGTCCTGGAGATGCTTTTCAAGAAACTCGCGCCGGTGAACCAACTTGGGATCATGAACCACAAAGTGTTTCATTGACGGATAAAGTTTTGATTCTTTTAACTTGTAATGAAAGTCATCATCAGCCTGACCAGTATCCCTTCCAGGTTCAAACATCTTCAGAGTGTAGCCAAAAATTTACTCGCTCAGACATGTCATGAAATATGGATAAATATTCCCAAAAATTATAACCGGTTTCCAGACTGGGACAAGAGCTTCCCCCTTGACCTCATCAATTTTGATTCAAAATTGAAAATTAATTTTGAGTGTGAAGACATGGGTCCTGGGACGAAGGTTTTTGGACCAGCTCAATTCCTGGAACCTGATGACCTGATAGTCTACCTGGATGATGACACCAATTATGATCCAAAATTAGTGATGAACCTTCTCAAGTGGTTCAAGACTGACGAGAAATCCGCCTGGGGTCTTTCAGGATTTAAGTTTGAAAATTATTTTGAAAAGAGGTACCCTCGTCAACATGGGGTTTCCATGGATGTTCTTGAGGGATACGGGGCAGTCATTGTCAAGGCGGGGTGGATCCAGAAAATGACTGAGGAATTTAAGGAGTTGCGTGAGGAGGCGCGGGCTGCTGATGACGTCATCCTGAGCAACCTGCTGACCAAGCAGGGGGTGACCCTCAGGACAGTCTATACCCCGGAATGTCACACTGGTATGATCCAGCAATTTACGTATGGATTTGAACCTGATGCTCTTCATCACCAATTCCAGGGTGGACATCACGAAAATTACCTCAATGTCTTGAAATCTTTGGAAGTTAAGGGCAAGAGTTATTTTAAGTACAGGACATGATTTGCGATGGGTTCATGTTCTACAACGAGCTCGATATTCTCGAGCTCCGCCTTGAGCTTCTCGATCGTTATGTTGATAAATTTATTCTCGTCGAAGCGGAAGTCAATCATGTCGGTGGTCGAAAGGAATTATTTTTCGAAAACAACAAGCAGCGATTCGCAAAGTGGCTCCCCAAAATCACCCACATCATCATGACTGCAGAGGAGGCGCCCAAGGAGGAAAACCCCTGGTGTCGCGAAAAGTATCAGCGCGAGTGCATCCTGAAGGGACTTGAGGGCGGCGTAAGCGCCGACGGGACCTTTCAGGTCCCTGTCCCCAGCGACGCAATCGTGATGATTAGCGACGTGGATGAAATTCCCGATATGAAAATTGTTCCTTTCGAAAAGCTGCCCCATGTAGTAAACTCAGTCCATATGTGGATGTTCGAGTACTCACTAGATTACCTGTTTACAGGTGAGCCGTGGATCGGCACGGTCATCACCAACTGTGAGCTCCTCAAGCGAAGTGGACCAAATTACTTTCGGGACAATCGCTGGAAGTTCCCAGTTATACAGTATGCGGGATGGCACCTGAGCAGCTTTGGGACGCCGATGCACGTCTGGAACAAGATGCAAACTTTTGCGCACGCCAAGGATGGTCACCACGCATCTCAGACGCCCGAGCTTTTCGAACACTACATCACTCAGGGACTTCACACGGATGGCAAGACTATACTAATTCCTCGCCCCGAGCAGGTTCCTCTACCCGGATCCATTGAAACTCTGAAACGGCTAAACCTGGTTAGGCATAAAAATAGTTGATTACAGTATGGCGAATTCTCCGCGTAAAAAAGAAGCTCAAAGAACTATAAAACGTATAGTCACGAAGAAATACACCCTCGGAAAATACAGAAATTGGGGCGAGGTGAAATACGCCAACATCAAGGCCGGGCGTGCTCCTACACACGCGACGGCTATGCTACGCCGAATGAAGATGTTTCCAGTAACTATAAACCAGCCTTTATATAGAGGAATAAGTGGATATGCTATCAAGAATATTTTACTTGGTAACAAACAACTAAACAACTCTTTTGCATCCTTCTCGGTAAACTTTAATCAAGCAAGGCGTTTCGCGGCGGGTGGTGGCTTTATAATGACACTACCACCGGGACGTTACCCTGCTATAAATTCAAGGACATTTGGTGGTTCAAATGGGCTTGAAAAGGAAGTAACCCTCGCCCCGGGATTTTACGTACTTAATAAGAATAAAGCCTTATATACAAAGAACAGATATAACATGATTCCCGTCAAATACACGCCATACGGGAATTACCGCCCGGCGCCTAAAAACTACAAACCTTAAACTAATTCCTCGCCCTGACCAGGTACCTCTACCCGGATCCATTGAAGTTCTGAAACGGCTAAACCTGGGGAAGTTCCAGTAAAACGCGCCTTGAGTTTCAGGAGATTCAGAGCCTGTTCCTCAAATAACCACTTGAAAAAACTCTTTTTTTGTTCCCTGTTTTCGTATGGTCCATTTTTGTCCCAGAAGCTTTGACACACCGGCCATGTCACCTCCCTGAGCGCATTCAATTCTATTTCTAAATTGGTGATCCGCTCAACCAAGTGCTTGTGAAACGGATCCATCTTACCTTACTCACGGTCGCAGTGTTTATTTACACTTGTAATTTATGCATATTGCTGCACCAACAGCGAGAAGAACTCCCAGCCATTGAATCCAGTGAGTGAACTTTTCACCAAAAAACACGTATGCAGTTATCGCGCCTCCTATAACGATCATAGCTTCCCACATGATGCACGTCCACATCATGCTGGAGGTTCGCAGTGTCTTGATCAGAAAGAAAAGAACAAGTCCCCACGCCAGGATACCGAGACCCAAGTGATGGTGTTTCCCATTGTCCGAGTACCACTTGAGGTGCGCATTTCCAAATAATTCAGCACTTGTCATTGCCAGAACTCCGAGTAAGCTCATCTAAAGTTTATATACATTTTCTTTTAATGGGGACCTTTGAGTACCTGACATCTTGGGTCTCGATGCTATGGGTAAGGTGTCCGCTCAGTAGATTCGGTCGCGAGGTTTTGTTAACAATTTTGATTCAAAATCCGTTAGAATTGAGGATAGCTTTTTTAAACTATCAGATAAGGCGTATGATATTTGGTAACTTATGAAGGCGGCACTTATTACCGGCGTGACAGGTCAGGACGGCTCGTACCTGGCTGAGTTTTTACTCGATAAAAATTACGCAGTTTATGGTCTAGCTCGGTACTGTTCTGAGCGGAAGCACGAGCGTATTGAGCACCTCAAGTCAAACCCTGAGTTTCACCTCGTGGAAGGAGATCTCACAGATACTGCTCGTATAAATTCAATCATAAATTCATTTGAGCAGTATGATACCATCGAGATTTACAACCTTGGCGCCCAGTCCCATGTCAAGGTATCATTCAGTCAGCCTGAGTACACTGCCAACGTGGATGCCCTGGGAACCCTGAGAATCCTGGAGGCTATCCGTCAGACTAATTTTACTTCAAAATTCAAATTTTATCAGGCTGGGACGTCTGAGATGTTCGGGAAGATCCAGGCGCCTCTCCAGAACGAGTCGACCCCATTTTACCCACGAAGCCCATATGGGGTATCCAAGCTGTTTTCGTACTGGATCACCAAGAATTACCGCGAGTCGTACGGTATGTTTGCCTGTACCGGCATTCTCTTCAACCACGAGTCTGAGCGTCGGGGTGAGGAGTTTGTGACGCGCAAGATTACACTTGGACTGATGGAGTGGCACAATTCACGCAAGCCTATCGAGCTGGGTAATCTGGATGCCAAGCGCGACTGGGGACACGCACAGGACTATGTGGAGGCTATGTGGCGTATGCTTCAGCAGCCTGAACCTCAGGATTTTGTTATAGGAACGGGTGAGACGCATAGTATTCGTGATTTTATCAAAGAGGCTATATCAGTCATGGGTCTTGACATAGTTTGGGAAGGAAGTGGGGTCGACGAGGTTGGAAAGGATGGATTTCAGGGTAATGTAGTTGTTCGGGTAAATCCTGAGTTTTATCGCCCAGCTGAGGTTGATGTTTTGATAGCAGATGCTACAAAAGCTCGTGAAGTTTTGGGATGGACTCCTAAGATTTCATTTAAGGAGTTAGTTAAACGGATGATGACTAATGATTATAATGCAAGTTCTGTTTGTAGGACCTAGACTCCTTGCGGGTATAGGACAGGTGACAAATAGGTACGCAGAGCTCTTGCGTTCTCAGGGTCACGAGACAGAGTACTGTGAAATTGGTTACCCACCAAAGAAAGCATCTTATGATGCAGGTTTTGCCTTTGTCCTGCCTATTCAGGAGCAGCTTAATATCATAGACCAATATGCGAAAATGTGCAAAAAAATGAGTTATATGACCATCTGTGAAACTGAAACTGTGAATCCAGTATACGGGATTTTGCGCAAGTACAAGACTCTTTACGTGGCGTCTGAATTTTGTAAACGCGTGTTTGAGCGTCAGTTTCCAGATATTATATGGAAGGTTCTTCCCCTTTTCGCCTACGAGAAACCGAGGAAGAGTCCCGCGGAGGTGACGCCGTACACCTTTTATTCTATTGGCAACATGATGGATCCTCGTAAAAATCTGAATGGACTTGTTCAAGCTTTTCAGATGTGTAATTTTGGTGACAAAGCTCGCCTGGTTCTCAAAGCGACATGTATCCAGCCTCTACAACTAAACATTCCTGGTGTTGTTGTGATTAACGGTCTCCTGTCAGACGATGCCATGGATAGGATTCACGCGAGCTGTCACTGCTATATCAACTGCTCACACTCCGAGGGGGTCGGAATGGGAGCTGTAGAGGCTGCCCTCATGTCCAAACCCGTCATTATAACTGATTACGGGGGACTGAAGGAGTATGTCAAAACGCCGTGGGTCGTACCATGTAAATTGGGACCCATAGGATTCGACGATTTTCTATTCACAAAGGATCTCGAGTGGGGTCACCCTTCCACTGAGGTGCTTGCAACACACATGCGGGACTGCTTCGAAAAGCGCGTGACGTCGTGGGAGCATACACACACTAGAGAGCTGATGGCGAACGTGTGTTCATCGCTTTCACAGCATTTGCTGTGTGATTCAGAGCCTCTGCCAACTTTGCCTCCTTGACCTTTTTTGCGGCATTCTTCAGGTTGGCAGCCACCTTGTTCAGACCCAGGTTACGTGCCTGATTTGCGGCACTATTCAGCTGATTGTTAGCAGCTGTCAAGTTTCCCGCAGCAGCATTCGCACTGCGAAGAGCGTTTCCGGGCTGAGCATTTGCGGCAGCAACCGCGGCGACATTCATCTTCTCGTTAGCCTTTTTAATATTATTAACAGCGGCGTTTGTATTCTTAAACATTTACTTTAATTCAATATTAAAAATCAGGTGAGTGCGAGTGTCCCTCGCCCCCAGATGATTTTACCCAGTAGTGCGCGCCATATATGACACCTGCAAGGACTATAGAGGACGCGAGTAAAAATCCCTTCTGGGAGTTCAGGTACAGGACCACGTCATCAATGACCTGGATTCCCGTAGGTTTCTTTATCAGACGAGGGACGATGTAGACGAGTAAAAAGTTGATGGCGACAGCCGCCCAAATTATGTTCCAATTCATCTCCATTACACTATTCAGAGGTTTTTGTTGCGGACCATTTCCAAGACCTCCATCATTGAGACCACCTCGACGCCGAGCAGCTTCTTCGCCTTAGGGAGTACTGAGGCATCCTTGCCCCCGATGTGCAGCTTCTTCTTCGACTCCTGGTAGTAGTAGAGACTCAGCACTGTACCGTCCTCCAGCTTGACTTGCCAGTCTGACTCTGTCTTTTCGTCGCAAAAGTTATTAGGGGGTCCGATCTTCTTGATGAGGTCCTCTTTTTTGAAGGCGGCGTAGCCCTGGAGGCTGGTGTCGAGCCCAAGCTCGCCCCATGCGTGAGTAGTGAACGCGCGACTCGGCACCGCGTGCTTGGAGCAAAATTTCCCACAGTCGGGGTGCCGCTTGAACTCGCACTGCTTGCCGTCCATCTTGGTGGCTACACATCGAGATCCGACTGGGACCACACGTGCCCGCTTGACCCCAGTTTTTGCTGCAACAACCGTCTCAGCGGGTTTGGGCACCTTGTCAGTCACTTGGAGCTTGTGCCGAGCTGCCTCAATCTTGAGGGTCTTTTCGCGAGCCCGGAGCACCGTGTCTGCGCACTTTTCCGGTTGAGGGTGTTTACTCGCCACTGCCTGGTTGTACAATTTCTGCCAAAGTTCACCCCCCTTGCCAATCGGGGGTGCAAGGGGTGGTTTTTGAGCGACAGGAGGTGCAAAGTGCATACGAGCGCGACCATCCTCGACCGTTAAGGTCTCGGCACGGAACTGGCTGTACGTCGGGCGAAGCTTAGTGAGGTCCATAGGTGTTTGCTTCTATATCATAGACCATCACCGCAGCGTTGACAAGACACGAATTTTTTAGCGACTTAAAAAAATATCACCTTATAATATAAATGTCGTTCAAGATTCAGCAGCCAGGAACTGGTCTTTTCTGGGCAAGCGGTGGTGATAGAATTCGTTTGGCAAGCGAGGGTTCTACGTACGAAATTGATTCAGATGGTCACATTCGTAACGTAATTACTGGGTTGTACGTACGCCATTCATATTGGATTCTGGCTGAGAGTTTGTTAAATGAACCAGTGTATGATTTCGAGTGGACTATTGAGGATTCAGGACTTATTCGCAATGATTACGATGGTTCATGGTATGTAACGATGGAGGGTGATGTTTTAAAAATAACACAAGGAGATATGTATGCTTGGAATATTATAAAGCAGGCAAATGAGGACGTTCCCGTTGAGGTTCCCGTTGAGGTTCCCGTTGAGGTTCCCGTTGAGGTTCCCGTTGAGGTTCCCGTTGAGGTTCCCGTTGAGGATGAGGAGGATGTCCCAGTTTCACGCGCATCCGCCTTGATCGAAGAGGCTTTGAACGCAAAAGCAGCGAGCACCGCGTGCGGTTGCGAGTGCGGCTGCGGACCTGACTGTCAGGGGTGCGAGTGTGAGTGCGGTTGCCCAAAGGCTGCTCCCGAAGAGGTCTCTAAATAAAATATTGGCTCACATTAAATGCCCCACACCAACGCCAATCTGGCTGAGCTTAGAACTATTCTCAAGAATAGAAATATTAACGCAAGCCCTTTGACTCCAGCGGAAAAGAAAGCCGTGAAACGTCTCGTTAATGTAATGGCGAATAGTACACTGAATAATAGTAACGCAAATTTGTATAATAAAGCTTTAAATGCTACGACAAAAACGGTACCCGTATCCACGCGCGCAGCTAAAGCTGCACTGAGAGAGGGTTTTGGACTATCCTACTTCCCTGCAACTCGGTAAGGCTTAAAAAATAACGCAGTATAATGAAAAATGCAGATCTTCGTAAAGACTCTTACTGGCAAGACAATCACACTCGAGGTTGAATCAGGAGATTCAATCGCCAATGTGAAGGCTAAGATTCAAGACAAGGAGGGCATCCCCCCTGATCAGCAGCGTCTCATCTTTGCAGGCAAGCAACTTGAGGATGACCGTACTATGGCGGACTATAACATCCAAAAAGAGTCTACTCTACACCTCGTACTGCGTCTTCGCGGTGGATTTTAAGTGAAAATAATAATAATGGATGACAAAGCCGACATTTTAGATAGGCTTTCAATCTTGGAAATTAAAAAAGAAAGAATTAAAGACCCAAAAAAGTTGGAACATATAGAAAAAGAATATCAAAAACTTGCAAAACTAACCGATGAACGAAGCCTGGAACTCAAAAATGTAAATACAATAATATGGAATGTAGAGCATGAAATTAGGAAAAAGGAAAGAGAGCAGTGTTTCGATGATGAATTTATCAGACTTGCACGACTTGTGTATACATGGAATGATAAACGTCATGAATTTAAAACTAAAATTAATGATATTGAACAAAAGTCTCACGTGAGTTGCGCTACTAAAAAGCCTGAATTACTCATAATAATTTCACCTGGTTTTGGAGATTCTGTTGTATGTAATGGTCTTGTAAGAGAGTTTGTAAAAACTAGAGATGTGATTTTAGGAGTGCATCGAGTTAACATGTTCAATACCCCATATATGTTTAGGGATCTTACAAATATTCAGTATGTTATTGCGTACCAGGATTCTTCAGAAAAAGAGTTGGCTCAAATTGGAAAAAATGCCAACTGTGAAACATTATTTCTAGGTTATATGAAAACACCTGATTTATGTTTTAATATGCCATATAGAAAAAATTGGGTAAAGGAACTATATGAGGATGCAAAGTTGGATCCAAACCTCATGTTTGATAATTTTTATGTACTCAGAGATGAAGAACGTGAAGAACAGTTTTACCAAAAAGTGATAGAATACCTAGGAACAACTGAATATGTTGTAATACAAGACGCACCTGCTGCAGGAAAAATTGATCGCAAGAAAATCCCAGAAACTGGTAAATATTTTCGTCTTTCTATGGGAGATAGTCCTGTAGAAAGCAGCTGTATTTTTGATTATAAATTAGTGATTGAACGTTCACAGGCATATCATGGAACAAATTCAGGGTTTTCATGGGTCGTGGAAATGTGTAAAATTAAAGTACCGAAAAAGTATCTTCATATTTATCCACCATTTAATAGAGTGGATAATGATACTTATCCTTACGGATACTACCGTACGGATTGGACCGTGTTTCGCTGAACCAAGTTTTTTCTTCATGAAGAATAATGACTAATATCAAACTTATACAAGATAAGGTATTATTTTTCGGATTACCTAAATGCGGTCTTATAAGTACAGATAATTTTTGTAAAATAAATGAATTAAAGGCTCTACCTATCAGACCAGTACTTTTCTCATCAAACATTGAATATTATAGAAAATTATTTTCAGAACACATATTCGTTACAATTGTTAGAAATCCGTGGCACCGAATTGTGAGTATGTATTTTTACTGGATAAGAAGCTATGAAATTAATAATATGTTTAAATATTGTTTGAATTTAGATAGAGTACCTACATTTACTGAATTTATTAAATTTCTTCCAAATATAAAATCACCGGGATGGGGGCTATCAACTCAATTTAGTATTTTAAATGCGAAAGCAGAAGATTTCGACATAGTAATAAAACTTGAAGAAATAGATGAACAATTTATACAGGTCCAAAACATATTAGAAGCTAAAATACCACTAGCACATAATAACAAAGGAGACTATGAAGGTTCTTATCAACAATATTACACAGATGAAACACGCGATCTCGTAGCAGAGTATTTCAAGTATGAAATTGATACGTTTGGATACACGTTTTAATTTCTCAAGTTAAATTAATGGGACTGTGTCCAAAGAGTTTTGGTCCTTACTTTTGGGGGGCTTTCCACCTTGCATGCCTTGCAGCCATCGATAAAGAGGCTCTAAAGACATTCATAGAGACGTACCAGATGGTCCTCCCTTGTTTCGGGTGCCGCCTTCACTTTTCTCAATTGCTCGCCGAAAATCCCATTCCCGACGTAGATCAATTTAGATGGTCCGTCAATATTCACAATATCGTGAATGAGCGTCTTGGGAAACCCATAGTGACCTATGAGGATGCGCTCAAGCACTGGTTATCAGGCTGTGAACCCGAGGTTCCAGAACCACTGTTCGACAGTACGACCATTATTCTCCTGGTGCTTTTAGTTTTACTCGTATTTGCAATTTTATTTCGCAAGTAAAGTTATATGAGTGCTGCAGAAGGTTCAGGCTCTACTATGACCCCAGGACCCGCCCCGACTCCAGTTCCCACACCGGTACCCGCACCAGAACCCGTCATGGAAACCTCGCCCCCAGAACATGAAAAATCAAACCTTGCTTTGTCCGTAGGACTCCCTGTTGCAGCTTGTATATTTATGGTTTTTAGCGTGATGGTCAATTCAAAAATTCAGAATAAATCAATTTCTGAAATCCAGACAAAGGCTGCAGGTTTTTTTGAAAAACTTACTATCGGCAGTAAGGGTGGTCTTATTCTTGGACTTATGGTTCTTGCTTTAATGAATGGACACGCATCCTATGTGAAGGATCATCCTAAACAGTTTATGCAGGATACTGTTGCAACTGCCGGATTTGGCGCAATTGCAGCCGGCTGGCTCACATTTACACGTGGTCGTCCAGATTTATTCGTGAACCATTTTGTGTTTGCCCTGATGCTCTTCTTTTTGTATCACGTGTGCCGCGAATTTGCCGGATATTTCACTGTTTTCGGTAACGATAAAATGACTGATCAGGAAAAGAAACAAGAGAGCATCCTGGGTAAACCACTTGTAATTGTCGGGGGTATAGGGCTTCTGATTGCACTTGGTCTGGCAATTACTGCCCATATATCACCTGATTTTTCATTTGGTATTCTGAAAAATCTCGGAAGTTCGACCGCTCTGGTAGTTGAGACCATTGTCTTTGTAATGATAATTACGATGGGAGAGTTAATAGTGGCGAATAACAAAAAGGAACCACTTGCAGCAGCAGCTGGAATGAGCGTGGCTCTATTCACATTCGCACATTTACTTCTCCAAGGTGGTGGTTTCTATGAACATTTGTACGGTGGTCCTCCAAGTATCAGCTAAAGACGAAATGCGTAATTTCATAAACGATGAACTATGAACGGCTCTCACACGTTGAGCATATTCTCAAACGTCCCGACACTTATGTCGGATCCCTCGCTCCCGAATCTTCCTCCTATTGGATTCGAGACGGGGACTCTTTCAAGCTTTCTGATCTTTCTGTTTCACCTGGCTTGGTGAAAATCTTCGACGAGATTTTGGTCAACGCCATCGACCAGTACTCTCTGCACCCCAAGAAGGTTTCTAAGATTGAAATTATGACGAGTGAGGCTGGCGTTTTCGTTCGAAACTACGGAATATCCATCCCTATCAAAAAGCATGAGACTGAGCGGGACTCCAAAGGAGTCCCTCTCTGGATCCCCGAACTCATCTTTGGGCACCTTTTGACCAGCTCCAATTATAACGACGAGGAACAACGCGTGACAGGTGGTCGCAACGGTTATGGTGCCAAGTTAGCCAACGTGTTCAGTTCGAAATTTAATATCAAAATTAGTGATGGCAAGAAGATCTACATGCAAACTTGGACCGACAACATGAGCAAGGTTGAACCTCCCGACGTCGTCACCTCGCCCGACAAGATCTGCCCGTATGTGTCCATCACTTTTTATCCAGACTGGAAGCGCTTCGGTGGACCGGGTGAATTTATCAAACTCGTGGAGAAACGCGCGTGGGACGCGGCTATGTGGTGTTCAAAGTGCCAGGTATATTTTAACAAGGAATTGCTCCAGGTCTCGAGCCTGGAAGAGTACGCCCGGATGCACGTAGGTACTGCTCCACTCGCCAAGATACACACTGATAACTTTGATATCATCGTAACTCACTCTACATCTGGCGCGTTCCAGCAGTGCTCGTGGGTCAATGGCATTTCCACAACAAAGGGTGGGTCTCACGTTGACAAGGTGACAAAGATACTCATAGATGAGATTGCCAAGGACAAGAGGTGCTCGACCCTCAAGCCGGCGCAGATCAAATCATCGCTTTTCGTATTTGTGCGAGCCGTTATTGTCAACCCCACATTTAGTAGCCAGACCAAGGCTGAGTGTACTTCAAAAATTTCTGAGACCATTAATTTTAAACCAAAATTCATCAAGGATATCCTGGCGACAGGAGTCCTGGAGGATCTCTTGTCCAAGGGACTCACCCAGGTTGACAAAGAGCTCAAGAAGACAGATGGGTCCAAAAAGGCGCGCATTTCTGGAATTCCTAAGCTCGACGATGCCAACTGGGCTGGAACTCACCGGTCGCATGAGTGCACGCTTATTATCACCGAGGGTGACTCGGCGAAAGCTCTTGCCATTGCCGGTCTGAGTGTTGTAGGACGTAACGCATTCGGCGTGTTTCCACTCCGGGGTAAGCCACGCAATGTTCGGGACGCTTCGGTAAAACAAGTGACCGATAATGAGGAATTTAGTAACCTGAAGAAGATCCTCGGGCTCCAACATGGTAAGGTCTATAATTCTCTGAGAGAATTGCGGTACGGTCGTCTCATGATTATGACAGATGCTGACCTGGACGGGTCACACATCAAGGGTCTGGTCCTTAATATGTTCCACGTGTATTGGCCGAAACTCATCGAGCTGGGCTTTGTGGTGTCTATGGTCACCCCAGTTATCAAGGCGGGAAAGACGTGGTACTTTACGGAGGAAGCCTTTCGGGAGGCGCACCAGGGTCAGTCGGCTCCGCCTACTGGAACAAAGTACTACAAGGGTCTAGGCACATCCACGAGTGCAGAGGCGAAAGAATATTTCAAACAAATTGAACGCTTGACGGTCGCCTTCAGTTCAGATGCGCACGTGGACGAGTCGATGCGCCTTGCGTTTGCCAAGGCTCTTGCAGACGATCGCAAGGAATGGCTCACCCAGCACATGGCATCACCTCCAAAGGTTATTCCGTACGGCACAGTCAAGACACTGAGCGTGAGTGATTTTGTCCATCGTGACCTGTCCAACTTTAGCGCCGAGGATATCAAGCGTTCTATTCCCCACGTTTCTGATGGACTCAAACCTTCACAACGCAAGGTGATTTACGCATGTCTCAAGAAGAACCTGACACAGGACATGAAGGTGGCACAGCTGGCAGGCTATGTGGCAGAGCAGACGGCATATCACCACGGCGAGGCGAGTCTCCAGGGAACCATAGTAAATCTAGCTCAGAATTTCGTAGGCTCGAACAACATGAATCTCCTCGAGCCATCAGGACAGTTTGGCACACGCTTGGCAGGTGGCAAGGATGCAGCCAGCTCCCGTTATATTTTTACACGCCTTGCACCTTGGACTAAGACCATATTCGATCCTACTGACAATTCTGTTCTAAAATATGTGGTTGATGACGGACAGCAGGTGGAGCCCGAGTTTTACTCACCAGTCTTGCCTATGATTCTCATAAATGGCGCTGAAGGTATCGGGACGGGGTTCAGCTGCTACGTTCCGCCGTTTGATGCAGAGGCGGTCAAGCACAATATCTTGTGCGGTCTTGACCAGGTTCCGATGGTTCCTATGAAACCTCATTTCAAGGGGTTCAAAGGGAAAATTACAAAGACGAAGGAGCACACGTGGGTCATGGAAGGTGTCGTGCACGGTGAGGGGTCTCGGCTCCACGTGACTGAACTACCACCTGGCAAGTGGATCCAGGACTTCAAGGAACACTTGGACGACTTGCTTGAAAAGGGCACTATTCAAAAGTACGAAAACCACTCGACGGAAACCACACCAGACTTCCACATCTGGGGAGCAGGGCTGGACGACCCTATCAAGGAACTGGGTCTGACCAAGACGATTCACACGAGTAACATGTACCTCATCGGTCCGAACGGAGCTGTCAAAAAGTACGCAAGCCCTGAGGAGATTCTCGTGGACTATATGGAGATTCGCGTCGGCACATACAAGAGACGCAAGGCGCACCTCCTCAAGCAGCTGGATGCTGAGATCCAGTGGCTAAGTGAAAAGGCACGATTTATAAGTGACGTGGCTGTTCACCCAAAGATACACGTGTTCAACACTCCACTCGCTCAGATTGAGAGTCAGCTCCGGCGTGAAAAGTACGACGATACTATTTGGTCAAAACTGCTTGATATCAAGACGTACCAGTACACCCGCGAAGAGGTTGTGAAGCTCCGGGATCTGTGTACTGCGAAGATTGCGGAACGTGAAAAGGTCAAGGCGACACCCGTGGCTCAGATGTGGAAGAATAATCTGCACGAGTTGTAGAGAGAATGTCAAAGGAGACATTCGAGAATATGCTCAAAATAGAGCGGAGAGTCCAAACGAAAACTATAGACTTTTATCAAGATTTGTTTCGTATCCACAACAGAAATGGTCCACAGCCTCCGACAGGTAACACCCCACAGCCTGCACCCCTCCCAGCGACGGGCGCCCCACAGACTGCTCTGACACCTCCCCCCTTGGAACAAACTCCCATTATTCTTTCACCCGTCGATGTGGATGGGTTTTATAAAGTAACTGGTCCTCAAGAGGTGACATTTTATGCCACGACAAACGTACTTACATCAACACAGGTGAGTGCTGGCTGGTCAGCAGTTGGTATCACAGGAATCTTGGGTCAGATCCAAGTCACTGGGTACAGTAACGTCAATGGAGTTCTTGATAACTATGATTCGTACCTTTGGTCATTTACTCTTCAATCTGACATGGATCAGTCTATTGAAGGTATCCAGTACGCAACAGGTGCAATCCTTTATCCACCTGGTCAGGTTCAATTCGTTTCCCAAAAGATAAGTGCTCCCCTGTATGGGTATTACATTGTAAATCAGGGAGTTATTAATTTCATTTTTTCAGTACCTCCTCCTCAGGGAACTGGTAAGGGGTGGATCGTGGAAAACCTTCCTGGAATTAAACCACCTCTGAGAATCACATCTTATAGTCAGGGTATTTTGACCTATAAACGATCAATGACTGCAATTGCAACTGATTACACAACCTCGGAAAACATGGCAACTCTGGAGACTGTTGACGGTAGTCCGCCACCCGTCACGAATGTTCCTGTATATGTCCAGGGATCTCCCGCCATTATTCATGAGGCTTATTATAGCACCTCATTTATCCCCGGATACTTTACGACAAATACGTATGATCCCAAGGCGGTAGTAATTTTGAATCAAAATATAAAAACAGGAAATGCCGCCCATCTCAGAGACCTGAACACAGGCACGCCATGGAACCCCCCTCCTGTTCAGCTGTATATCGATAAAAAATATCGGGGATTTTCACAGGGTTCCGTTCTCGCTTTATCGGCAATAGGTCCGCAGGACACGTACCTGTTGAGTAACGACTATGCGAATTCTCAATTTTCGTCCCTTTTCAAACAATACACAAACTTTGTTATGTTCCAGCGAGTGACGCCATTTCCACCACCCAACCCATCGTACCAAGGAAATACCCTTCAAATTGAATTGCGCCCAACAGAGTTGGGGCACTTGCTTTCGAACATGTACCTTCACGTGAAGATGCCTGCTATGAAAGGATATGTCTACTCTGAACATATAGGAAGAGCACTTATTAAACAAATTGATCTCCTAGTGAACGAAACAGTAATCGAAACTTTGTATGACGATTGGTACATTATTCGCGATCAGCTTTTCCTGGATGCTGATGAGCAGAATGGAGTTTTTGCAGCAGTTGATGCCCAGTCTAATATATCCGCGCCCATTATCGGAACTGGTGGCACCCTAAATTCAAACGCATCATCAAACACGATACACACCTTTACGACGAATGGCACTTTCACAATTAACACAGCCTCACAGGTGAATATCCTTGTGGTGGGTGGGGGCGGTGCCGGATCGAACGGTCTTTATCAAACTACAAACTCTTCGAATATTTACTATAGTCCTGCAAGTTCCACAACTCTCACGGTTCCTCTTTCGTCCATGTTAGGCGCAACTGTTGGTTCAAACACAGCGATCACTGCAAGTGTGTGGTCTGCAGCGCCCTCCTGGTCAAATATCACTTCAGTTTCTACATCTGGAGTGACTTTGAAACTGGGAACAGTACCCACGTGGACTTCATTCGCAACCGGGACTTCCACGATCACAGTCGGAAGTAATGTGTTTACGGGAACGACGGTAACTCTTTCAGGAATTAACCCCACTACTACCGGCGCGATCACAGTTTCACCAGCCGCTTCATCAGCACTCGTAGGTTTACCAGCCACCTTTGTTTCACAAAATGTAAAATTTAGTGGGACAGTTTCGGCTGCCAACGCGTCTACGATCACAATCAATCCTGTGACTGGAATTCAGTGGATTATTCTACCTTCTGGTGTAAACCTGACTATTTACAATGCAACGGGAGGCGGTGGAGGAGGGGTCGTAAATCAGTCTGTGTTTTTGCTTCCAGGGACGTACTCGGTGTCTGTTGGAACTGGGGGAACTCAGGCAAGTCCAAATGGAACTTCGTCGAGTTTCAATGGGTATATAGCTACGGGTGGGTACGGGGGTGCATACGGCGGAGCGAGCGGGACTGCCTACACGTCAAACTCCCAGTTTATGTACGTGAGTGGGGCGTCCTTGAACACAGCCTTTGCATCGGGTGGTGGCGCGGGTGGGAGTGCAAACGTGACGACAGGTACGGGAGCCTCTGCATTCACAACCGCGGGCACCCTAGGACGCGGCGGTGTGGGAACTTTATTCAGTAACGCGGTTTATCCATACTCGGCGTCTTACTTTGGAGGTGGTGGCGGAGGCGCATCGAACACTGCAATCACAGGAACTCTCGCAACTCCCGGAGGTTCGGGTGGTGGGGGTGCCGGATCAAGTAACGTCAATGGATTCTCTGCACAGAACACAGCGGCAGTCAGTGGGACCGTATATACAGGAGGCGGTGGTGGCGGTGCGTTCGGGACAACTCCCGGAAACGGCGGTTCGGGTGTCGTGGTTATCTGGTACTCAGCAACTGCAAACGTCGTCCCGAGTTCGGATATTATCACGCCGCTCGAATTCTTCTTTTGTCGCAGACATTCGGCAAATAATAAGGCGCGTGAGAGACTCCGGCGTCCATACTTTCCTTTGTGCGCCATGTGGAATCAGCGTCTCTATGTGCGCTTCACTTTTCAGCCAAGTACGTGGTGGTGCAATGCACCCACTGGAAGTAGGATGGACATTTACTCACCAGATACAACAAATTTACCGACCCTCATCACAGAGGAAATTCTTCTCAATGACGACGAGCGTTTGTACTACATGAATACTCCACTAAAATATCTCGTGCCCAAAGTTCAAAAGGAGTCAACCCTATCATTCTCGGGTAACAATCCCTCTCTCGAGTTGACTGCCAGTTTCCCTGTTCAAACCTTGGCATGGTTTTTTAGAAATAAGAACTATGAGAATGTGAGTGACGGACGCTACTCAGACTCGCGGTATAGCTACGGGTATACGACGCAGTACATCGCAACTGGTATCCAACTCCAGTTCCCTTCGGGCAACTCCAACTTCGTGGATGTCATTAATACGGCAAAGATTACCCTAAACAACGTAGACATTCTCAGTACTTTCCAAGGGTCTCTTTATTACTCATTCAAACAACCCCTCGAACACGGTTTGAGTATACCATCTAAAAATATCTATACGTACTCATTTGGGCTCACTCCAAAAGAGTACAATCAGGGTGGATACCTTAATTTTTCAAAATTAAATTCGCAAACAACTAACCTTTCTCTTACATTTAACCCTCAATATACCGCGCAAATTACACAGGGATACAACCTGTATCTGTTCTACTATGGGTACAATCTTCTTCAATTTCAGGGCGGTTTCGCAACAACTCCTTTTCAGTAAGGAGATATCCGATGATACCATTCGTGATGCACCAGCGAATGAAATTGAGCTGGGCGACGGTGGTTGTCAGACCCTTGAATTCGATGCGCTCCGTTCGACAGAACGGGTCGAAAAGTTTTTTACTGTACCCGTCAAGGCTAGACTTGTATGCCACGTGTACAGTAAACATCTTACCGTTCGGGGCTGTATAAGTCACCTGCTTCGTCTTTGAATAATTCGTCACAAACCACTCGAGTTTGCGAAGAGAAATTCCCTTGCGATGCTCCAAAATATCAAACAACTGATTGTTATTTTTTGGGTCATCAAAAAAACGTTCGAGACTCGTCAGCAAAAGTGCAGACTTGTTCATTAATTTAAATAGGTTCTAAAGCCTTAAGTGTTCATGTCCGAAGGACTGAAGCTTCGACTAGGTTTCCCAAGGAGCTTTCACACGCTCAATTTGTTTCATAGCAGGTGGAGGAACCTGACTCTGGTGAAATCCACAGTACCCATTCTCCTTTGGCTGTTTCATACAGCGCTTCTTACTTTTGAGAATACCTTTGCAGAATGTACACTCCACCTTGGCAGAATCTTTCATGAGTTGTTCAACTGGAATATCATACGTCTTGGAGACAAACTCAAGGGCACCGACGAGCCTGAGGTTGACTCGGCGGCACACCTCGTCCTCGATCAGGTCGAGAATCTGTTGTTCCATCTTACTATCTATACTGTTGAAACTTTTAAGACCAGTCGCGCAGCGACTGTGATTCCTTTTTACGGAACAGTTCAGGGAGCTCCGCTCCCATCGGACTAAAGTCCTCCTGCGGAACTGACTTTTAACCCGAAACGAGTGAGGAATGCTTTGCGCGCCTCCATCTCAGATGTGCTTGTTGTTTTGACCATAAATTTCTTATCAAAAATCTGGTCAGCACTCACCAACGGCTCCANAAGATCCTGAACTGGTTTTTTGAATTGATTGCTAAAATAATAGTCGTAATCAACCGGTATCCCCTTTTCACGGACCCATGCCGGATCTTCAGCCTTTTCGTACATNTTNCCAGGTCCCTTGATAATAACAAANGNGACCCTGTCACCCTGTTGTGGCTCTGAACCCGGGGCGCGCGCCCTGATTTTGTCCCGGACCTCAACGTGCGCCATTTTCACTTTGTAATCCGTGGCAAGTTGCTTACTCATCAAGAGTTTCTCCATAGACACCTTTCCATTCATGAGGTCCCGGGCAGCTTCCCGCGCCGCCTCAATCACAGGGCGCGGATCGCTCGATTCAAGTACCATTCCCAGAAGCTTCTTGAGCGTCTCGCGAACGAAAGGACAGCTGTCGCGTCTGACCACCTGAAGACCCTTGACGTCAATCTTTTTGAATACGACAAGCCGGGACCCATCCTCTTTCAGTACGGGAGTTCCATCCTTGTTCGACTTGCCCTCGTACATCTTGGCTGCGTAACGCTTTTTCGAATACAGAAAGTACGGATAATAAACCTTTTCGAGTTCGAGATCGTTCGGAGCCTTGAACAACTTCGTGCACTGTTCGGCAGCTTGCTCCCCAAGGACCCACGAGTAATCGATCGCCTCTTGTCCCTTGCGTCCCTGAACATCAAACTCGACCATCACCGAGTCAGTATCCCCGTACCTCACCTTGGCACCCTGGAAGTTCTCCTCGACATAATTCTTCGTCTCTTCAATCATTTGTCGACCGCGCATAGTAACCGTGGATGCGATGGCGACGCACGGAAGCATGCCCTTAGAAGCCCCAGTAAATCCATATATTGAGTTCATACTAATTTTGTAAGCAAGCTGCTGACCGTTGTAAACCGCCTCCATCGGCGTCCCTTCCGCCGACGCCTGCAGTTTCTTCGCTTTTTTGCGAAACGCCTTGAGGTCCATCAAAATGACAGGAAGGAGTGAAGGCGCCGGAGCCTGCGCAAACCTGTGAGGTCCAAACTGCTCATAAGTGACTCCTGGGAGGTTGTCATACTTTGGGTCCATCACGAGCGTCGAATAGCACAGATTCTCGGCACACATGATGCTCGGATACAGAGACGCGAAATCAAGAGCCGTGATTGGTGTGTAGTACGCACCTGTCTGCGCCTCGAGGACAGTCGCGCCTTCGTACCCATCAACTACTGGACCCCCTGCTCCATACTTGAATGTTGGAATAACAAAGTTAAGTTCCCGAGCTTTCTTTGCCATTTGAGAAAACACCTTAATTTGCTGTCCCCGCTCACTCAGGAATGCCAGTGGAACCCAACACGCCTTTGCCATCTCAACCTGGTTCTGAATCTGACAAAGCTTCTCCATGAGTGCGTGTGGCAACTCAGTATCCTTGATACAGTAATCAGCCACCTCCCCTAGTTTTTCAGCGTTGCCCTCAGCAAACCGCGCAAACATCTCCTTGGGTGGCATATCCAGCTTTTGATCTTTCAGAAAGTGCTTGGAGACATTATTCAAAGAATAACTCTCAAGCTTGTGCTCACGCTTCACATCCTGAAACAGGTCAAAGACGTACCGACCTTTCATGGGCACCATCTTGAGCATGTTGTTCCCGAGCGCGCTCGAACTCAGGTTCTTTTCGACAAGCTCGACAGTCTCCCCACGGACCCGACCCCATACGGGCGCCAGTCCGCAATGAATCGTCGCCCGAACTAGCAGGTACTCCAAATCAAACCCGAAGATGTTCCATCCTGTAATAATGTCTGGATCGATCTTTGCTAGGTACTTTTCAAACGCCTGAAGAAGTTCGCGTTCAGTTTCGAACGAGTCAAACCCTGCCGTCTCCTTGAGACACAGGCACTTGCGATCGAGGTACCCCTCTTTCCCAAACTCTTTCGTAGTCATCGCAATCTGGAAAACAACATCCTTGGGGTTTTGGGGATCGGGAAAGGCACCCGTACTTGAATAACACTCGATATCAAACGACATGATACGTAGAGGCGCTAGGTCATCCCTCTGAATCGGCTTGATATAGTGATAATCAGGCGCCCAGAGATTCACTTCACACAGGGTTTCTGAATCTGGCTCGCAAATTCCAGGATCTACCCAGCCCGTCGATGAACATCCCGACACATGCATAAACCGCAGAACGGGGTCTATGTTCGACTCGTACACACGCGCTCCCGCAAGTTCGGGAAACTTGTTATTCTCGATACACCACGCACAGTTTCGAATTGCTTTGTGTGTCTTGAATTCCATTTTCAGGAACCGTGAAAGTTCGCCATTTTGGAACCCCCAGAGATCCTTTGCATTTTGAACTTGACACGATACGAGACCGCGCCAAAATAGATTTTTCACAGTGTCCCTCGGTGCATCCGTGCGAATGTAACAGTACGGGTTGAATTTTGTTCCGAGAGAGACTGATTTACCATCTTCAGCACGACCAAAGATACGGAGAGTATATTGGTCGTCCTGGTCTTGTCCGCTCCAGGCAACCGCCTGAAACGGGACCATTCCGTTATTTTTAATAGTATTTTATCCCTTAACTAAATACCCGTAGCCCCAAAACCACCTGTACCACGCTGAGTGTTCAGCGCAGTGTTCTCGGTCGGGATCTCAACCACCTCCACCTCTGTGAAATTCTCGAGAATGAGCTGAGCGATACGGTAGCCTGGGCGAATCACAAAGGGCTGCTGAGAGTCAAGGTTCTGAAGAACCACCTTGATCTCACCCTGATAATCTGGATCGATCACGCCTGCCAGAGTGTCCAGACCGTGCTTCACGGCGAGTCCAGAGCGAGGTGCAATACGTCCATAAGTTCCTGGCGGGAGCTGAACTGAGATGCCGGTGGAGACAACCACGCGGCGACCTGGTAGAACGACGTAGTTGTCAGTGCTGAAAAGGTCATAGCCAGCGGCGCCCGGAGTTGCACGGACTGGAAGCTGAGCATTTGGATTAAGCTTGATAATATTTAGCGCCATTGTAATTTTACCACGCACTCTGGCTTTAAAGTCGTGAGACGTCCAAATTACAATGGAGCACGTTTGGTGTCTGTCCTATTTCGACTGGGAAAGCCCTCTTCAACTTTGGTTTTTTTCGACCGAAGAAAAGGCTAAGGAGGCTATCAAGGAACTATTGTCCGGACGCAAAGAGACTCACTTTCATATTTCGAAGTACACGGTTGACTCTATTAATTGAATGCGAAAAAAGACGTTAGAGAAATGAACTGTATGATAAGAAATGGCATTCAAGTCTCTTTTGCTTGACATTGACGGGGTCGTCGTGCGTGACAAGTTGCTCCTGAGTCACGTAAAAGAGAATTGCGTCAACTATGTCGCTTCAAAGTTGCCCGAGGCTAAGAGCCCCCGTGACGTCAATCGGGTCCTGCACCTCTCACACGGACACACGGCGCGCGGTCTGAATATGGTTTTCAAGGTAGATACGAGCGATTTCAACGAAAAGGTGTATGATAAGAGTCTCATGGATCACTTGGCTGAAGTCATCTACGGTTCTGAGTTTCAGGAAGAGGCGAATGAAATTCATGAACTGACGCAAAATGGCTGGAAGGTGACACTCTTTACGAATTCTCCAATCGAATGGGCAGGCAAGGTTGCTCGTGCGATCAGTGATGAAGTGTTTGTTGTGTGCCCGGGAACTCACATGAAACCAGAAGTGCCCATGTATACACAGTTCCCGCAACATCATACACATATTTACGTTGATGATTCTCTGAAAAATCTAGGGACGGCGCGTTGGTTGCCAAATTGGCACAGCGTTTATTTCAACGAGGGAGAAAAGGAACCCCGGCTGTGGTGTCCTCAGGTGGACAATATGTGGGAACTTTTGATGTACGTCAACTCAGTTGACCAATGGACTCTAGATAATCATATTGGTAATTAATAAATTCATGCCCGGCATCGCCGTTTCATTTTTCGACTAGGACCTACCCACCAACCAGTTTTGTTTTGATGATACCGGGCACATTTTGAATTACCCGCCTTGTTCATTACCGATCTATATATCGTATTGTATAATTTGTGCTTGAGGGCAATCGCTTTCTTAGTTGTTGAATTATTTGGGTTTTTTGAATTTTTACGCGCCTTTAATTGTTCGACCATGACTTTTTTTATGTTTGCGCGGCGTCTGATAACGGCGCGATTAAATTCCCTCATGAAAGATCTATGAGCCACAAGAAGTTGTTTAAGAGTCATCTTACTCTTTCTATATATAAAAACTACCACAGTATATATTCTAAATGGCTGAGCTTAATGTTGATATTCTTAACCTCATCCAGAAGCGCATGGCGCAGGGGCGCGTAACTTACGGTCACGGTCTAAAGGAGGATTCGGGGTACGATTGGGTTAAGGAGGCGCTCGAGGAGGCGCTGGATCTTTCAATTTACCTTTCGGCGCGCCTCGTGGAGTTGCAGCGTCGCGAAGCACGCAAAATCTGGGGTGACGCCATGAATGAGCAAGAACTCAAGGAATGGGTCGAAAAAAGAAACCAAATTAAACCTGATATGGACGATCCCTCAATTCCCAAGGGTGCAACGGTTTCACGCGACTATTGCCCAAAATGCGACAATATAATTACAGAAAAGACGGGCGTAGGAAACATGCGCTGTTTGCGCTGCACACACGAATGGTGGGTTTAGTGCCATTTCATCATCGCCTTTTTCCAAACAGCTGCCATTGCTTCACGCGACTCGGAATTGGGTGGCTGGGCATTCCAAATTCTAGAAAACTCATTTTGCAGGTACCATGCTGTCGTCGCGTCATCTTCAATAAGCAGCTTCTCCATGATTGCAACCATATCACTGGCTTCGTAGTCCATTTCATATTCAGCGCGCCGTGTTTTTAACCTGTGCGCTCACTAAGTCTCCTTAATTTCAAATGTAAAATCAAATGACTGAGGAGTACATCCATCAGCCCATGTTCACATACCTCGGGAACAAACGCAAGCTCCTTGACTTTATTGAAGAACAGGTCAATCACGTCAAGAAGAAGCTCAAGAAGGATAAGCTCGTTACCATGGACGGCTTCACGGGTAGTGGGGTCGTAGCGCGTATGCTTTCCACGCACTCGTCCGAGCTTCACACGAATGATCTCGAACTCTATGCTGATATCAGCGCAAACTGCTACGTAAAGCAACCCACCAAAGCTCAGCAGGAAAAGATTGCCAAGCACATCGAAAAAATGAATGAATTGGCTGAAAAGGGTCCTTACGTCGAGGGCATCATGACCAAGTGGTACGCGCCCAAGAGCACCGAGAACCCCAAGGAGGGTGAGGTGTGTTTCTTTACGCACGAGAATGCCAAAATTATCGATACTATGCGGAATTATATTGAGAAAAAGGTGGAGGATGACCTGACGGACTGGTGTCTAGGACCTGTTCTAGTACAAGCTATTATTCAGGCAAATACTATGGGTCACACACAGGCTTTCTTCAAAGACAAAGACAACGTGGGCACTTTCCACAAGTCTGAGTCGTGTTGGAAACGGGTATCCGCGCCTATCAAGATCACATGTCCCGTCTGGTCACCAGAGCCGTGCAAGGTGGAGTGTCATAACCAGTCGACCAACGACCTCGTGAAAAAACTCAAGGGTCCGTTCGACCTCATCTACTATGACCCACCCTATAACCATCACGAGTACAGCCATATGTACTTCCTTCTGAACGTGATCATCACTAATAAAAAAGCGAAAAACTGGACGGACGTGACTCACATGCCTGATAGAACCGAACGCAATCAGTCTGACTATAACAAAGAGGACATGGCTGTCAAAGCGATGACTGAACTCATAGAAGATTCTCTCAAGATTTCCAAATACATTCTCATCTCATATAATGACGAAGGCATCATAAGCGCGGAAAAGTGGAAAAAGATGCTTGAGCCGTATGAGTATAACAAAGTGAAGAAAGAGTACAAGCGGTTCACCGGGGCGAATGGCGAAGCGGGTGAAGTCTACGAGATCTTGTACCTCATCAAAAAGTGAGGCGTCAAGTTTCACTGGAAATAATACCAGACTATCAGTAGATGCAGTGTCTTTGCAATCAAGACTTGCTTTATGTCATATTACCCTATTTCAATTTTTGCGAATTCAAAAGACGTAAACAATTGTTTATTGAATTTGTAAATAGAATTAAAAATACCCCAGGACTCAGGATTATCGTCGCCGAGAGTGGTGATACCCTTCCCAAACTAGATGTCTGGAAACATATCAAAATTAAACCAAGTGAACCCATGTGGATAAAGGAACATCTCGTGAATCTAGCTGCTCACGAGCTACCCAGAAACTGGAAGTATGTGTCATGGATCGACGCTGATATTACATTTTTAAATGAAAATTGGGTGGAGGATACGATCCAGGTTCTGGAACTTGCAAACGTCGTACAGATGTTTCACTCGGTCATAAATCTCGGACCGAACGGTGAGCCTATCAAAACGGACAAGAGTTTTGGGTACATGGCTCGAGGCAGTAATACGCCTTATTTAAAAAACGACAAGTACGGGTTTTGGCACCCAGGATATGCGTGGGCATGCACCCGTAACGCCTTTGAGACCATGAAAGGGCTGATTGACTGGGCGATTCTAGGGTCGGGTGACAGACATATGGCATTGGCGCTCATAGGAAAAGTCATAGACAGCTGCCCGGGAAATGTTCACCCAAATTATAAAAAACTTTTAATCGAGTATCAGGATCGGGTCAAAAACCTATCTTTGTCATGGGTCCCAGGAACCATCGTACACCATTGGCACGGATCCCTGGCAAATCGCAAGTACAAAGAAAGATGGGAAATTTTAACTAAAAATTCATTCGATCCTTTAAACGACATGGTCCTTCGAAGTGACGGGCTCTTGCAATTTTCCCGTGAAGGAAAACGACTCGCCGAACCCATTTCCAGATATTTTCTGGAAAGGGATGAGGATTCCTGATAAAAGGAAACCAAATAGATTCTTTATGGAAGAGGACCCTGAGGAAGGATTTCCAAAGGATGAACGACCACTGAAGCGTCACAAACCAAACCCTTTGGGTGAAAACGCATACCTTTTAACCGATGGTTCGATTAGGAAGGATGAAGATCTGATTATATTTTTACAGAGAATGTGGAAACATCAGGCGTACACACCCGGGACGGGGTGCATGTATCTCAAAACTCTATCGAGTTTTACTTGCGCAAATCTTGGTCAGGATCGAACCGGGTAGCATACCACGCCTTGGGTGCCTTTTTCTTGGTCACGAGGACGTACTTGTACACGCGCGCCACTGCCCACTGAGGGGCGGTGGCACCTGGGCGACTCCCACCCGTCTTCCACGCCTTGAGTCCGCGGTTATAAACGGTATTGAGGGTGGATCTGGAGATGCCTGTTTGTCTAGAAATTGCATTCTTATTGAACTTGAGTCCCGGGTACGTTTTATGGAACAGTAGGGTCCACTTGGACTTTTTGCGCGTCCCGCCTGCATTGGAGCGCGCGAGGGACAATTTAGAGTAAGGGAGTTTCCTCCTTTTAAGGAGTTCCTTTTCGCGTATGAGTTTCATTGATTTACTCAGACCCGAGAAGTACCTTTCAGGCCAG